AGGTATAAACACGACTGCTATAATGCCTGCAAGTATGATGGGTGGAACTTTACAAGACTTTTATACAAATAGAAATTTAACAGGTGCAACTACAGGAGGCATTCCAAGTAATGCTGAGTCACTGTTTGAAGTGTATAATGATAACATTAATTTTAATGATCAAGCATCTTTACCAAACAATAATTTAAGAGCTGAAATTACACAAGCAGACATAGATAGATTTAAACAACCTATGACACAAATGATGGACTACGATACTTATAAATCAATTAATACAGATTCCACTTTAACACCAGATGAATTTAATCAGTTAAAAGCACAGGTGTAGGCCATGTCAAGATTAGGTGTATCTCAAATTAAAGATTATGTTCAATCTTTACCTAAAAACACTATTATTACTCGTAAATTAATACAAGATTTTATTGATGCTAATAATATTGATGTAAATTTTGCAAATTTATTTGCTAAAGATAAAAAATCTTATATTGGAAATTTTATAAAAGATAAATCAATTACTGTTGATTCTAGTTATGCCGCTTCTGTTGGCGATACTAAAAAATATAAAAAAGCTAAAGATATAATTAATAATCCTAAATTAAAAAAAGAATTTATTAAATACGGAAATCAAAAAGGTATTTCTATAAAAGATATTAGAAAAAAATTTAATATAGGTGCAGAAGAATTTTATGAAGGAGGTTTACGAGAATTATTTGATAAAAATTTTCAAGTTGAAGCAGTTTCAAAAATAAAAAATAAAACTATTAGTAATGTTAATAAATTAATTAACAATAAAAAAGCTTTTAGTTTTTTAAAAAAAGGAGAAATAGTTCCTGATGAAATATTAACTAAATTAAAAATAGATCCTAGTGCAGCCGCTACTGCAACAGTTAGAATAGCCCAAATCCTTAATGGAAATAAATTCAATGTAGATGCTTTTAAAAAAATAAGAACTAATACACAAGCATCAGATAAACTTTTTGAAACAATGAATAAGTTTGCTTTTGGCAATCCTTATAGATCTAAATTATATAAAACTTCATTAGAATTAATTGATCAACAACTTGGAAATGAAAAAGGAACTTTTGAATCTTTAAAAAACGCAGCTAAATATATTTTACAAAAAAATAAACTTAAAGGTTTTGACATTAATGAAATAGCAGGTGTTACAGGAACAGCTAAAACAGGAGCTGGTGAGTTTTCACAGTTTATAGATATAATGGACAGTAATTTAAATCAAAAACAAATGGCTTCTTTTCAATCAGCTTTTTCACAAGCTAGAAAAAATATAATGAATAATCCAAATAGTTTTGAATTTGAATCAAACAGAATAAATAAATTAGCTTCAAGATTTGAAAAAGAATATGGAGTAAAACTTCCTAGAATAAGAAATTTAGCAGATGTGGAAAAATTTTATTCACCTGAACGACTTAAAGAATTATCTAATCAAGGATTAAATATAAAGAAAGCTTCCGAAAAATTAGGTTATACAATTGAAATGCCTAAAGGTGCCATTACCGCAACAGAATTTGTAGAACAAGGATCTAAAGGAAAAACTTTTTTAAATAATTTTATTAAAAAAGTAAAATCAGTTCCTGGCGGATGTAGAGCTGTTGTTACAAGAGCATTAGGCGGACCATTAGATACTTGTGAGGCAATAATAAAATCAGATCCAGAAAAAGCTGCTGTTAAATTAAATAATGCAATTACCGCAACCAAAGGTCCATTAAAAGATTTAAAACAAGACTCACAAAAACTTATTCGTTTATTTCGAGGCGAGTCTTTTCCACAACGAAACACTGAAGGAATGAAATCACTAGCTAAAAATTTTGATACTTCTTTAGACGCTATTAAAAAACAATCATTATCAGGACAATGGTTTACTCCCAATCAACAACATTCTCTTTCTTATTTATCGGCGCCTGGTCGAATGAAATATGTAGATGTAACTCCTGCGGAATTAGAATCTTTTAATAGATATAAAGATAGAGTTAATAAAACAAATTTAAAATATAGTGCGCGACCTATGAAACAAAATGTGACGACATCTCCACATCATCAAATTATTCCTAGATATAAATTAAAAGAAATGGAAAAAGCTGGCCGATTAAAAACAGCATATGACCTTAATCCTTTAAAAAACAGAAATATTGGTGAAATGCTTGTTAAACCTACTGCAGGAGTTTTAGAATATAATGTTGATTTAGGAGCATTTGTAGATTCTAGATATCCAACTCAAAAAGTAAGTGACTTACAAATTAAAAATTGGGCTGCAGAAAATCCAATTAATGTTAAAGCTGGAACAGAAGATGCATTAAAACCTATCAAAGGTAATTTATTAAAAACAGTTGGTAAATCTTTAGCCTATGTCGGCGCTCCACTGCCAACTGCTCTTATAGATAGTTACTTTGTGGGTAAACAAATTTCAGAAGATAGACCTGCAGCAGAAATTGCTAAAGATCCGTTGAACTGGTTAGGACTTGCTACTATGTCAACACTATCAGAAATTTCTGGTGTATCTAAACCAGGTAAAATGAATGCCGCATTAAGATTAGGAATGAGTCCAGGATTAATCAGAGGTGTCAGTAGATTTGCTGGAATACCAGGGCTCGCGATTAGTACAGCTCTAACTGCGTATGACCAATACAACAAATACAAAAACGAAGAAGGACTAATATACAATTTGTTCAATGATAAGGCTAAGGCTGTTTAATTGACAGAGTCAAAAACAACTGATACAACCCGATAAGGTGTTGAATCAACAGAAAATAGAGGATAGAATAGCTTATGGCTACAATAGATAAAAGTTTACCCAATACAAAGACTGAAATAGAAATTCCAGGAGAAGAAGTAATTGTTGGAGCAAAAGAAGAAGAAGTTGTTGAGGAACAAGGCAAAGAAACAGATATTACCATTGAAGAAGATGGTAGTGCTACAGTTAACTTTGATCCAAAAGCAGTAACTCCAGAAGGTGGTGAAGATCACTTTGAAAACTTAGCAGAATTTTTAGACGACAATGTTTTAGATCCATTAGCCTCAGAGTTAATGGACAAATACAAAGATTACAAACAATCAAGACAAGAATGGGTAGAAAGTTATAAAGAAGGTTTAAATCTTTTAGGATTTAAATATGTAACTAGAACAGAACCATTTAGAGGAGCTAGTTCAGTTACTCACCCAGTGTTAGCAGAAGCTGTTACACAATTTCAAGCGCAAGCTTACAAAGAATTATTACCTGCAGAAGGTCCGGTTAGAACTCAGATATTAGGAAATGTAGATGTTCCTAAAGAAGAACAATCTAAACGTGTTAAAGATTTTATGAATTATCAAATTATGGATCAGATGAAAGAATATGAACCAGAGTTTGATCAAATGCTTTTCTATCTACCCCTCAGCGGTTCTACTTTTAAGAAAGTTTATTATGACGATCTATTAGGTAGAGCCGTTTCAAAATTCGTACCAGCCGAAGATCTGGTCGTTCCGTACTCTGCTACCTCATTAGAAGATGCGGAAGCTGTCATCCATGTTCTACGTATTTCTCAAAACGATTTACGTAAACAACAAATCAATGGCTTTTATAGAGACATTGATTTGGGTGAACCGCCTTTACAAGAAGATCAACTTAAACAAAAAGAATTAGAGTTAGAAGGTATTAAACAAAATGGTAGTGAAGATATGTACACCATTTTAGAAATGCATGTAAATATAGATTTAGATGGTTATGAAGATGTTAACCCTGAAGATGGTGAGCCTACAGGAATTAAATTACCTTACATTGTAACTGTCGATGAAGCGAATGGAAAAGTTTTATCTATTAGAAGAAACTATGGTGAAACAGATCCATTAAAAAGAAAAAAAGATTATTTTGTACACTTTAAATTTTTACCAGGTTTAGGTTTTTATGGTTTAGGTTTAATCCACATGATTGGTGGATTATCTAGAACAGCAACTGTTGCATTAAGACAATTGTTAGATGCAGGAACTTTAGCAAACTTACCAGCTGGTTTTAAAACTAGAGGTGTAAGAATGCGTGATGATGCACAACCATTACAACCAGGTGAATTTAGAGATGTTGATGTTCCTGGTGGAAACATCAAAGATCAGTTTATGCAATTACCATTTAAAGGTCCTGATCAAACTTTATTATCTTTGATGGGTATTGTTGTTCAAGGTGCACAAAGATTTGCATCTATTGCTGATGCTCAAGTTGGAGATATGAATCAACAAGCTGCAGTTGGAACTACTGTTGCATTATTAGAACGTGGCTCTAGAGTTATGTCTGCAATTCACAAAAGACTATATGTTGGTCTTAAAACAGAATTTAAATTATTAGCAGAAGTATTTAAAACTTATCTTCCACCGGTTTATCCTTATGATGTACCAGGTGCAAGACGTGAGATCAAAGTACAAGACTTTGACGATAGAATAGATATTTTACCAGTAGCTGATCCAAACATTTATTCTCAAACACAAAGAATTTCTATGGCGCAAATGCAATTACAATTAGCGCAATCAAATCCTAAAATGCATAACCTATATCAAGCTTATAGATCTATGTATGAAGCAGTTGGAGTAAAAAATATAAATGCATTACTACCTCCGCCTCAACCACCACAACCAATGGACCCAAGTTTAGAACATATTTTGGCTATCAGCGGTAAACCTTTTCAAGCGTACCCAGGCCAAGACCATAAAGCACACATTGATGCTCATTTAAGTTTCATGTCTATCTCTATGGTTCAAAATAACCCTATGGCTATGATGGCTTTACAAAAAAATATACTTGAACACATAAGTTTAATGGCACAAGAACAAATTCAATTAGAATATGTTGAAGAATTAAAAGAATTACAAATGATTCAACAACAAATGGCACCAATGATGCAAAATCCACAGATGATGCAACAGAATCCACAAGCAATGCAGATGCAACAACGTGTTCAACAGCTAACTTCTATAATGGAAGCTAGAAAAGCAGTGTTAATTGCAGAAATGACAGCTGATTATGCTAAAGAAGAAGACAAAATTAGCAGTGAAGTAGGTGGTGATCCATTACTTAAACTAAAATCTAGAGAATTAGACCTCAAAGCTAGAGCTGATCAAGATAAAAATGCAAATAACGAAGCAAGATTAGACTTAGACACTATGAGAGCTATGATGAACGACCAACAACACGATGAAAAGCTAGAACAGAACGAAGAATTAGCTGGATTACGTGCAGGAGTGTCAATTGCTAAACAACAAATGGCTGATCAAAGTAAAAGACACGATTTCGGTAGAAATTTTAAGAAAAATTAACTATAATATCATTAAGGAGAAACATTATGAGCAAAGATTGGACTAGAGGATCAAAATTTATGAACGACGATGTTAAAATCGTAAAAGAACTCGGCGTTGGTAAAGATGGTTACTCTCAAGGTGGTGTAAAGATTGAAGCTACAAACCCTTTTGAAACTCAAACAGTAACTGTTAGAGGAACAAAGGCTATGAGAGCTGATAAAAAACCTGTTAAGGCTAAGTGGTACTAATCCATGTGGTTATCGGCAATTAAATTAGCCGTCTCTGCTGGAAGTAAGATTTATGCTAACAAGCAGAAGACAAAAATAGCTATGTCAGATGCACAGCTTATGCA